AAACCCCACTCTAGGGTGTAGTCCAGTAACAGGATGTACATCTAAAGATTACTATATTCCTGGCCGTGGAGTATGGGCTCCTAAAAATAATGGAATAACCAAATCTACTATGGGTGCTGTTGCTGGTGCTGGTCTTGGTGCAATGATGGGAGCTGGAAGTGGCCCTATTACTGCTGCAGCGTATTCTGTTGTTGGTCTTGTCGTTGGTCATGAAATTGGAGCTCACTTTGATAAGGTAGATCAGATTCACGCCACATTGTTGCTGAAAGAAACCCTAAGTAATAATGATGATGGTCAAATGTCTAACTGGACAAATGAACAGAAAGGGTTTAGTGTAACACAAGGGCCTGTTGCAACAAAAGGTAACTGTAGAGAGTTTATATCTAATGTTGCTGTTGGAAAAGAATTTAAAAAATTGAGAGGTACTGCTTGTTTAGAAAATAAAGCATGGGTTATGAAAAATGTTTATTAAAATAGTCCTTGACAAATCTTCTTAACTGTAGTATATTTATAATATGACAATGCACTTATTACCAGTTTACTTTAGTACTACTAGTACACGTAAACGCAAAAAATCTAAGAAATCAAAGTCTCTATTAAAAGCAGAGATTGTTCACCAAAAATTTCTTAAAAAAACTATTCGGGGGTGTAGCTCAGTTGGGAGAGCGGTTGCTTTGCAAGCAACAGGTCAACAGTTCGATTCTGTTCATCTCCACCAATCTAATCTTGCACCACTTTCTAATGATATTCCAGTAGGAGTAGCAAAGAAGAAAGAGGTAATGGATCACAATTTCACAATCGCACCAGCTTATAACAAGGGTGCATATCAAGTAATCAGTAAAAACAGTATAAAGGATATTGGAAGATGATTTTAGGTTTAACTATTTTAGGTAGTATCGTAGTTGCAAACTTTGCAGCTGGTTTAATTATGGCGGTGCTTTAAATGAGAGTAGAAGTTAGAAACAATAATGTTGATAAAGCATTAAAGATTTTAAAAAAGAAACTACAACAAGACGGTTTCTTCAATGAATTACGGGAACGTGAATTTCATATGACTAAAGGCGAAAAAGGTAGGAGATCAAAAGCTGCTGCCATTCGTAGAGAATTAAAAAATAAACAAAAACAATTTGAAGAACTTGGTTTTTAATCAATAATAACATCAACTATCTATAGAGGATAATATGGCTAAAAAGAAAATTACTTCAATTACAGATAATAGTAAGTGGGTTGCTCCTAAGACTAGGAAGAAACGTAAACCTATGTCTGATGAACAGAAGGTTGCAGCTGCAGAACGTCTTGCACTTGCAAGAGAAAAACGTGCTGAGTTAAATCCTGATTATGGTAAAAGTGGTTATCATAAATCTTTGCATGATCTACCAAAAGATTACAATCTACATCCTGATAAGGTTAAGTTATGGATGAAAACACAGAAAGAACTTGCTTCTGTTGAACGTGCTAGTGTTAAGAAAGATGTTAAAGGTTCTATTGCTAGACTCTCAAGTCATGATGGTTATGTAAGAGAAATGCAAAGTTACCTTAAACATGGTGATTGGGTTAGTAATTTTTATGGTGAATACCAAGAGAAGAAAATTAAATGGAAGAATGTAGCACTTGCATATTATTTTGAGGGCCCAAATAAGGGTCAACCAAAACGTGATGTTGGTACATTTTATCCAGACTTAGGTTTAGTCTGGGAAAGTGATATGGCAGAATGAACGAAGAAAAAACTTCTGCTGAAATCATAAAGGGCCCTTGGAAAAAAACAATCAATACTCCAACAGAAGACCAACTTATAAAAGCAGAACAACTTGCATTTTGTGATGAAATTTCTCACAGCTGTCTGATGGCGGTCATAACAATATTAGTTGAAAATGGTATAGATGCTACTGAAAAATCTTTTATTAAAGATATTACTTTTATAACTGAAGCAATTACAGCAACAATATTAAAATCAAATGATATGCACCACCCTTTACAAGTAATTATGGATATGACTACTGCTCTAGAAATAGACCCAGATAATACTCCTCATTGTGAAATGGATTATCATACTGTTGATGATATGATTGCAAGTTATAATTCTGTTATGGAGTCGCCTGATGATATTAGTTGATATGAACCAAATTTCTCTTGCAAGTATTATGATGCATATGCATATGCAGAAAGAGTCAGATATTGATGAGAACATGGTAAGGCACATGATTCTCAGTTCACTAAAAATGTATCGTTCAAGATTTGTTTCTGAGTTTGGTGAGCTTGTTTTATGCTACGACTCAAGACATTATTGGAGGCGTGATTATTTTCCAGAGTATAAACACAGTCGTAAAAAAGGTAGAGAAAAAGATACTAAAAATTGGGATAGTATATTTAGTTGCCTTAACAAAATCAAAGAAGAGATAAAGAACAATATGCCATACAAGTTCTTAGAAGTGTATGGTGCAGAAGCTGATGATATTATTGCTGTTCTTTGTGCAGAATCTTCTGATGAAGTTATGATACTTTCTGGTGATAAAGATTTCATCCAATTACAGAAATATCCAAATGTAAAGCAATATAGTCCTATCACCAAGAAAATGATAAATGGTTTTAATCCAGATGACTATCTAAAAGAACACGTATTAAAGGGTGATACAAGTGATGGTGTTCCTAATGTTCTTTCACCAGACAATTCTTTTGTGGATGGTATTCGACAGAAACCACTTAGTAAGAAGAAGATAGCTGCAATGATAGATGGCAACTTTCCAAATGATGAAGTTAAAAGAAACTTTCAGAGGAATAAAACTTTGATTGATTTGGGATGTGTTCCAGAAGAACTACGGTCAGAGATATTGCATATATATAAAGAGGCGCCAGAGAACAGTCGCAGCAAAATACTAAACTACTTTATAAAACAAAGACTAAAAACACTTACAGAATCCATAGGAGAATTTTAATAATGGAATTGTTAATATCGGAAATCTTAGACAAGGTTTCAAAAATTAAATCAAAGAAAGAAAAAGTAAGCTTTCTTCAGCAAAATAATAGTGATTCGCTTCGCATGGTAATTAAGTCTGCTTTTGATCCTAAGATTAAGTGGTTATTACCAGAGGGTGATGTTCCGTATGCACGTAATGATGCTCCAGAGGGTACAGAACATTCTGTTCTTGCATATGAATCACGTAAACTTTACCATTTCCTTGAAGGTGGCAATGCTAGTATTACTCAGAACAAACGTGAATTAATGTTTGTACAGATGCTTGAAGGTTTGCATGAAAGTGAAGCAGATGTTCTATGTGCAGCCAAAGACAAGGTACTACATCAGAAATATAAAGGTCTATCAGAACCAGTTGTGAAGGAAGCTTTTGGTTGGAATGATGAATATATGCAGATGGATGGCCCTGATCCCAGACAAGGCCGCTAAATTAATTTAATCTTTTTTTGAGTTTTGTTTAATATCAATGACTTACCATGTACGATTTCTATTGACAAATGTTATTCTATGTGTTACTATTAGTAATAATCAAGAGAGGGATTCTTCTCTTGGAAACGAAACAAAGAAAGAGATTATATTATGACTACTGAAATTAGAAAAACTTTTGAGACTGTTGAAGCTGGTATAGAAAATATGCTTGCTGCAGCAGTTGCTGACTATGTTGGTTGGGCAAATAAATTGGGTGGAAAATCTGAAATTCGCCTTAAAATGGATGAAGATTTCAAGAATAGTTTCACTATTAAGAACGGTTCTAAGTACATTAAGATTTCTAATGAAAGCGGTGGAACTTGGGGTTTTGTTGTCAACACTGACAATGACAAAAAATTCAAAAAAGGTGACTTATTGAAAGCTGCTGGTTATAGTGCGCCTGCACGTAACGCTGCTCGTGGAAATGTCCTTAAAGGTGGTTTTGCCATCCAGTGGACTGGCCCTTTGTATTTGGTATAGGAGAATATTGTTATGAGTGGAATGAAATCTTATGGGTTGGATTTAGAAGATATGGTTGTTTCTGCATTAGAGAATGATGCAAAAACAGTTGAAGATGTTATTTCTTATTGCAGAGCAGAATTTGTTTTTGTTGATGAAGAATATGTTTCTAAACTATATACTGAATTTTGTGGAGAATAATCAATGGAATGGAATTATGCAGCTGCTACTTGTGAAGAGGGTGTTGAGTTAGTTGAATCATTTTCAACTGGAGGCTTTACGCATAGCCCATATTTTTCAGCAACAAATCGTGAAGAACTTGTTAAATGGTTACGTCTTGCTGCTGATGATGTAGAAAAACATGAAGTTATTGAAGGTTAAAAAAATGAATATATTTAATAAAAAAATTGTTGAAGATATGGTTGGTGGATTTATCATATTCGGTATGGTTATTGCATCATTTATAATGTTCGTATGAATGAAGTTATTGTAGAAGGTTCTTACAAATCTCGGCGTATTCTTGCCGAGAATGTTGTTAATTTCTGCATTAAAGAGCTCATGCCTCGTATGAAAACTCTTTATATAGAAGTTTCTCTTATCAGCTTAAAAGGTCAAGATGCTGTTGGTTGGTTTGTAGAGGGTGATAATAATCGGGAATATCACTTAGAGATTGAAAAAACTTTAACTGAAGAAGAATTTATAGAAACTTTAGCTCATGAGATGGTTCATGTATATCAAGGATCAACTCTTAAAATAAAAGATAAAGCAAGTAAAAGATTTTGGAAATGTAAGGATGGTAAATATCGTAACTATAGTGATGTTGACTATGCCAAACAACCTTGGGAAGTTGAAGCATATCGAATGGAAGGCCCTTTGTCAAAAAAATATAAAGAAATAAATTATGGAGTTGCTTTATGATTAGTGAAATATTATTAGGTGGGCTTATGTTGATTAGTCCTGTAAATGCTAAAGAACCTTTACCTAAAGTTAATGAAAAATCAATTGAATGTCTTGCAATGAATATGTATCATGAAGCAAGAGGGCAAGGTACTGCTGGTTTGTTAGCAGTATCTTCAGTTGTTATGAATAGGGTTGCAGATGAAAGATTCCCCAATACTATATGTGGAGTGATCAAACAAGCACAAACTCGCCCATCTTGGAAAGATAAAAACAAGATGATTCCAATTCGTGATAAGTGTCAATTTTCATGGTTCTGTGATGGCAAGAGTGATGTTCCTACTGATAAAGAAACTTACAAAAGACTATTGACAATAGCCAAAACATTGTTGTATAATGATGTTATAATTCCAGATATTACAGATGGTGCTCTATTCTATCACGCTGACTATGTTAAACCAGCTTGGAGTAAAACTAAAACTAAGACTGTAGAAGTACAGGATCATATTTTTTACAAGTGGGACAAATGAGTAACTTTAGATTTATAGAATATAATGTAGATGTTCGTGATATTCTAGCAGATATTAAAGATGAAGATTGGGGTGTTGCTGGAAGCTTAAAAGGTGCAGCTGGTGATACTGCCCCATATGGTTTTCTTCCTCTCACTATGGCACTCGTAAAAAATGCTGATGACGATCCTAAGAAAACAGAGATGCAAACAAATACACCTATGTTTAAAACCTATAAAGGAATTAGAAGGTGGTTAAAATCTTGGAAACTCCATCGTCATTCACGAGCAGCATTCTTTAAGTTGCGGCCAGGCGAATCATTAGGAAGACATATTGATGAAGGTGATTATTATCTAACAAGAGATAGGTATCATTTATCGTTACAGGGAACTTATCTATACACTGTTGGGGATGAAGTTCACCAAATAAATCCAGGCACTTTCTTCTGGTTTGATAATAAGAAAGTTCACGAATCATATAACAATAGCAATGTCGATAGATTGACATTCGTTTTCGATGTACCAAAAGGAAAGAATAACCCATGACGTTTGATGAATACCAAGAGTTTGCACGATCAACAGCAATATATCCAGATGAGTGTAAAATTACATATCCAACATTAGGATTGTGTGGTGAAGCTGGTGAGGTTGCAGAAAAAGTAAAGAAGAACATTAGAGATGGTAAGTCTCTTGATGGTGTAGGTTTAGAGTTAGGTGATGTACTCTGGTACATCTCAGCACTCGCTGATGACCTTGGTGTGACGCTTGAAGAGGTTGCACAGGCAAATGTAGACAAACTAAAGTCTAGAATGGAACGTGGTAAGATTAGTGGAAGTGGCGATCACCGATGACCACTGATATTATATCACTCACTGATTTAATAGAATCTAAGCTAAAGAAAGAACAAGAGATAGAATACTATCGGGAAACTCTTATCAGATTAGAAAAAAAGATTGGCGCCCTTAGTAAAGAAGTTTCTATAACAAGTTTAATAATTAGTATGATTGAGCAAGAAAGAGTATTGACTTTAGGTGAAAAAAAGAGTAAGATGATAAAATTAGAAGATAAGATAAGGTAAGAAGATGAAACAACCACAAAATATTAACGATTGGGAAACTACAGAAGAATGGGAAAACATATGGGTTTCCCAAAGAAGATATGAAAATATCTATAATGAAGCAGTAGATTATGCCAATGATGGAGATGTAAAAGGGTTTATCAAAACAATGACCTCTCTTGCTGATGTTGAAGAAATTGATGAGAATGATTTGTATGCTTTACCCCAAGACCCAAAACATGAGATTGTTGCTAAAGCACAAATGCAACTTGGAAATTTTTTTCTTTTTGGAGCTAAAGCATCTGAAGACGGTAAAGTTATTAAAACTAAAAAAGACTTAAATAAAGCCGTTCATTACATTAAGAGTTCTGCTAAGAATGGTAATGTAGATGCTCAACAAAATCTTGCTACAATGTATGAAGATGGGATTGGCCCAGATGGTAAATCTTTACCCAACATAAAACAAGATTATAAAAAAGCATTAAAATGGTACTCTTATGCTGCAAAACAAGGTTCTGCACTTGCAAAGAAAGATGGTTTAAAAGTGTATAACAGGATTAGAGGTTAAAAAATGAACATTTTTTATTTAGATAAAGACCCTGTAATTGCAGCTCAGCTGATGTGTAACAAACACGTTGTTAAAATGATAGTAGAGAGCGCTCAAATGCTTTCAACTACCCATCGTGTTTGTGATGGTGATGAATATGCTAACGAGATGGGACTGTACAAGTTGGCTCATAAGAACCATCCTAGTACGAAATGGGTTCGTAGTAATCCTTTTCATTACCTGTGGTTGTACCATCATATGATTGGTCTTATGGATGAGTACACACATAGATACGGTAAAGTTCATGCTACAGAAAGACTTAAATCTAGCCTCAAACCAGTTCCTAAACAGATGTTAGAAAATACTTTTACTGATTTCATTGATCCACCTCAGTGTATGCCTGAGGAATGTAAACAAGATGATACTGTGTTTGCATATCAAACTTACTATATAGTAGAGAAGTCTAGGTTTGCAAAGTGGACTAAACGTGAAATACCAACATGGTTTATAGGGGGGTCTGATGGTAAGAGAAAGTCGGTCGAATTGGGTGCTTAGAAGCATGAGAGAATCTAGAGATACATTTCCTTCAGAAAATTTATTTTTAGATATTGATGAGGCAAAAACTTTATCGCAAGAAAATAAAATTCTTTACCACAATGTAAAAGAATTACAGAAGCAGCTGCAAAATGCATATATACGTATCAAGGAATTAACCACAGATACAAAACAGATGGAACTTTTTTAATGCCAACTTACAAATTTCATGATAAAACAACAGGTGAAGAGTGGGAAGAGTTTCTTACTTTGGGCGAACGAGAAAAGTTTGTTGCAGAGAATAAACATATTAGGCAAGTACCTGTGCCTTTTGCATATACAGGAGATCATATCATGGGCGTAGGCCCAAAGACTGATGCTGGATTTGAAGACCGAATGTCACAAATTGCAGATGCTCATCCTGGCAGCCCTCTTGCATCTAGGTATAAGAGTAATGAAACTCATGCTCAAATTAACGCAAGGAACGTAGTAGAGAAACATAAGAAGAAAAGGCCAATAGTTTCTTAATTTAATTTCATTTTCTTAACTACATTTTAACCCCTTATATGGTATACTAATAGAATAGGAAATCATATAAGGAAGATGAATGAAAAAGAAACCAGTTATATTAGTAGATAATAAAATAAAAATACCATCTTGGTATTGCTTAAAATATGAAACTACATATAAAAAAGTAGAATCAAATATTAAATTAGTTAGTGAAATTAAAATAGATATGACAATATGATGTATAAGTAATATGGTACAGGC